GCGATCTCGCAAAATTTCGCCCCGGAAAAAAACGTCAGATTCTAAAAAGAAAACAACAAGAAAAAGAAAATCTCCAAAGAAAGACTAAATATGATTTTTTAGGACATGGCCAACTAATTATAGCAAGGAGAACTAAATGAATGGCCGTGCCCACTTTAAAACCTTCAAGTCAAATAAGCGCTATAACGCTCCCCAGTGGAAGTTCGCCCAGTGAAGTTACAAATAACACTTCTTTGCCCTTTCAAATATATTCAGATGAAAGCTCTGCAATGTTCTCACAATATTTCTGCAGCGGCGCAGCCGACCAAGTTTCATATGTTTACAAAAAACTTGGCGGAGATGTTCTAGACGTTGAAATAACTAAAGATCAAGTCTTCACAGCTTACGAAGAAGCAACATTAGAATATTCTTATATTCTCAACATTCATCAAGCTAAAAATATGCTTGGAAGTGCGCTGGGGGGAACAACAGGAACTTTTGATCATGATGGAGAAAAAATAGAAACTAGCGACCCTGATAACGTAAATCTTAGATATCCAAAATATAGATTTTCTTATGGCCATCGAGTTGGAGATGCCGCCGCAACAGACGCCGGTTTTGGCGGAGACACAAGAATATATTCCGCCTCTTTTGATATATCTGAAAATAAACAAGATTATGATTTGCAAGCATTAATTGCGGCAACATCTTCACAAGACGAAACTTCGGATTTTGCCGATGTGGTTGGGAAGAAAAGAGTTTATATTACGCGAGTTTTCTATAAAACACCTCAATCAATGTGGAGATTTTATGGATATTACGGCGGCTTAAATACTGTTGGCGATTTAGCAAGTTATGGCCAATTTGCAGACGATTCAACATTCGAGATAATCCCAGCCTGGCAAAACAAACTTCAAGCCATGGCATTTGAAGATGCGATTTATACAAGAAACTCTCATTGGTCTTATGAACTTAAAAATAACAGATTAAGAATTTTTCCCAAACCTGTCCGTGCGTATCCGGATAAAATGTCTGTAGAGTTTTACGTTAAAAGCGATGTTTGGGATGTAGACTCTGAAAAGTCAGATGGAACAGATGGCGTTAATAACATGAACACTCTGCCATTTGAAAATCTTCCATACAATAATATCAATGCCATAGGCAAACAATGGATCAGGAGATTTACTCTGTCCTTGTGTAAAGAAATGCTAGGCCAGATTAGAAGTAAATTTGGTTCTATTCCAATTCCAGGTGAGAGCGTTAATTTAAACGGACCCGCGTTAATAACCGAAGGGCAGCAAGAGCAAGAAAAGCTTCGCGAAGAATTAAAATTAACTTTAGATGAGTTGACTTATGCCAAATTAGTAGAGAAAGATGCCGCGCTGACCGATAACACTAGCAAAGTTCAACAAAACATACCGTATCCGGTACCAATTGTCGTGGGATAATATGAGATATGTCTAATAAATGGGAACAACCAACTCAACCGCCACCTCCATTATTTTTTGGAAAAAAGGAGCGCGATCTAGTTAAACAAGTTAATGATGAGCTTATCGAAAGAGTCATTGGCCAGCAAATTTTATATTATCCAATAGATATGCAACATACTAATTTTCATTCGCTGTATGGAGAGGCTATAAAAAAAACATTCTTGTCGCCAATCCGTGTATATGCATTAATCATGTGGGGCGGCCACGAAACAGAAACGACAAATTTAGGAATCGACAGGAGACCTTCAGTCATTGTGCACTTTCATAAACGAAGGTTAACGAAGGATCAAGATCTTTTTGTGAGAGAAGGAGATTTTGTTTATTATGGCGCAGATTTTTTTGAAATAGTTGCTTTAAATGAACCAAGACAACTATTTGGCCAGGTTGATTTTAAAGTAGAAATTGAAGCGACTTGTGTAAAAGCGCGCAAGGGGCTTTTTGATGCCACGTAAAGAATTTCCCATAATCCCATCAACTTTAGAAACTATAGATCAAGCATTTTTTCGCTTTATCAATGAAAAAATAAATATTTTTTCTACCACCAATGAAGGTTGGAAAAAAACACCGATAATATGGGCTTCTGCAGAACGAGCTTATCAAATAAAAAATAAAAAAGAACTACATGATGACTCAGGTACCTTGATTCTTCCTTTAATTACAATTGAAAGAATATCAGTCGTTAAAGATCCTACGAGAAAAGGCGCGTTTTGGGGCAACGTGCCGCCAAATAGCGATTACAGAAATGGCTCCATTTTAGTGAAACGAGAAATAAATCAAGAAAAAACGTCTAACTTTGCGCGCGCAGATGCATTTCGTAAAAAGGAACAACTTAATTTCCCGAGAGAAAATAAAAAGATCGTATATACAAGTTATTTAATCCCAATGCCAGTTTACGTTGATATAACTTATAACATCTCGTTACGAACAGAATATCAGCAACAAATGAATGAATTGGTTACGCCTTTTATTACAAAAACCGGTGGAATTAATCATTTTGTTATGAAGGATAATGATCATTTTTATGAAGGCTTTATTGAAGCACCTTTTTCTCCGGAGAATAATGTTGGAATGATGGGAAATGAAGAAAGACGATATCAAACAAAATTAGATATTAAAGTACTTGGCTATTTGATTGGCCAAGACAGCAATCAACCAACTCCAAAAGTTATTGTTCGAGAAAATGCTGTAGAAGTTAAAATACCACGAGAACGTGTTATCATGGGTGATATCCCCGAGCTAGACGTCAAAGGCGCTTTTTACAGAGAATAAAGGAATTTGGAAATTCTCATTACTATTTATTATAGAAAAAACTATGTTAGTTGCTTGTTTTTAAGAGGAGAAAACAATAATGTCTTTCAATAAATTTAAGTTTGTTTCGCCTGGTGTTTTCATTGACGAAATCGACCAATCTCAAATTCCGGCTGCTCCCGCTAAAATGGGCCCGGTAATAATCGGCCGCGCTGAGCGAGGACCAGGAATGAGACCAGTTACAGTTAATTCATTTGCTGAATTCGTTGAAATCTTTGGCGATCCAATTCCTGGTGGTCAAGCTGATGATGTTTGGAGAAATGGAAACTATTCAGGCCCTACGTACGGCGCACTCGCCGCACAAGCATATCTACGACATAGCAATCCTGTGACATTTATTCGACTTTTAGGCAAGCAACATGATTTAGCTTCTGCCACCCTTTCATCTGGCGGTTCGCCGGTGAGAGGCCAGGCTGGTTGGAGCACAGTAAACGGAGTAACAGCCACTGTGGCTAGCTCCGGAGGTTCTTATGGCCTTTGGGTTATTGAATCTGGTTCGATTGGCCAGCCCGGGGGCACAGCAACAATTAATGTTGCTCAAGGTACTCTTGCTGCTAGTCATGGCACAATGGGATTATCGTCTGGTGATTACATTACCATTACTGACGGGGCAGGCTTAAAAATAGATTATGTTGCATCCGATACTGGCGCCGCCGGCGGAATTGGCACCGGCACTGTAATTACAAGTGGGGTACAAGATAATGTCAATACTGGTACAACCCATACAATTACTTCTGGCGCAACTAAAGCAGTGGCCATCGGCATTAATATAACTGGCGGCGATAATCAATGGACATTTTTAAGTCTGTTAGAAACTGCAGTAGAAGGCCCCAACGGTCACCATGGTACAATGACATTCACCGGCCTGGCCGCCTCCGCTAATAGCTCCGCACAAGGAATGACGATAACGTCCGCCGCCAGAGGTAACAAAAGCGCTATGGCAGCCACGAACTTCACTGTCACCATTGGCACATTTTCGGGCCATGGCGAACTCAGCGGCCAAAAAGCTCTTACTGGCACTCTCGCCGCCGTTTGGCACCTAAACCAAGCAACGATTGAACTTAAAGGTGATCGTAGAGCCACCTCCACTGAAGCGACCGGCTCTTGCACGCTCCTTAAGAGCTTGGCAGGCAGCCGTGAAACTACTGAATTTAAAGCTGTCATTAAGGATACGAGCGGCACTAAAATTATTGAAACGTCATTTAATTTTGATCCAAGTTCGGATAAACATATTCGAAAAGTATTTAATACTAATCCAACATTAGTCAATCCAGATATTTATTCAAGTCCAAAGAAATATTGGCTTGGCGAAACATTTGAAAGAATGGTTGGCGAAAAACTAACGGGTACCGGCGCCGGAAAAGCTTTCGGCGTTATTTTAGGGCTTTCTTCCGGAAGTTCCGCAGCTTCACAGTACGAATACAGTAAGCAAAGAAAAGAATCTATTAATGCGGAAACTGGCTGGATAGTTTCTCAAGATCTTGGAAACGTAACGAAAGACGTTCAAAACGATTACGACGCCTTAGATCAAGATAGGGCCAAAAGATTATTTAGATTTATAGCTCTCGATTCTGGAGAGTGGAATCAAAACAACTTAAAGGTTTCTTTTACCGACATCAAACCTGCAAAATCGGATACAAATTGGCCGACATTTTCAGTCGAGCTACGCAAAATTACTGACAATGATAAAGGCAGGCAAGTTATTGAAAAATTTTCAAATCTTAATATGAATCCAGATTCTCCAAATTTTGTTGGACGAAGAATTGGTACAAGTTTTGTTAAATGGAGCACTGCCGATAAGCGTTTAGAATATAACATCGAACACCCCAATGTTTCTAAGTACATGAGAGTTAAAATGCACGAAGACTCTCCGGGTAGAACGGATATTCCATTTGGATGTTACGGCCCGATTCGATTTAAGGGATTTACCATTAAAAGTGGTAGCGCTGGCAGCAATGTCGGCAAATTTACTGGAGTTTCTGCTCCAACGCCGACTTTTGTAGAAGCCGGCGGCGACGTTGCACACAGCGCATTGGTTTCGTCCCACACAACTGCAGTTACAGACGGGGTTGACGCGGGCGCAGCCGTTCTAACTGCCAGTTTTGTATTCCCCGCAGTGGCACTTCGTATGAGTGCATCCGAAGGTGGTATAACAGATGATACAAAAGCATATTTTGGAGCAGACACTACAAAACGAGCATCTGCAAATTTGCGTTTTGAGGATAGTGTAAAAGATCTTGTTCGCACGTTACCTGGGCAAACAAGAGATACGTTTGATATTGTTGATAGTCCGATTACAACTGGAGTTGCAAATGCTGAGCGCTCTTGGGCATTTTCATTAGATGATGTTAAATATGATAATGATACTAAAACATTTCATTATGCTTCCGGAAGTCGCAGATTAGGCAAGTCCTGGACTGCAATAAGTGGCACAAACAATCTTTTGACTTCTTCTGCTGCCGGAATTAACAAATTCACAACAGTTTTCTATGGCGGCTTTGACGGCTTAGATATTAAAGAACGAGAGCCATTTAGAAATGATACTGTTTTGGCAACAAATGATGAAACAACTAGCTATGCCTATCATACTCTTATGAGAACAATTGATATGGTTAGTGACGCTGAGCAAGTTGAATGTAATTTGATGGCAATTCCTGGCGTCACCAATAGAAAGATTACAGAGCGTCTTGTAAGAACTTGCGAAGAGCGCGCTGACGCATTGGCAATTATTGATATTGAAAACGATTATGTTCCTGATACGGAAAATACTAGCGATGAATCAACACGCTTGGGCAATGTCGATACAGCAGTTTTTGCCATGAAAGATCGCAACATTGATTCAAGTTATGGAGCCGCCTATTATCCATGGGTTCAAGTTAAAGATAGACGATCAGGGCAAGTACTTTGGTGTCCGCCTTCTGTAGTCGCTTTGGGCGCCATGGCATATAGCGAAGCTGTCAAAAACGTTTGGTTTGCGCCCGCTGGCTTTTCCCGCGGTGGATTAACAGCAACTGGCGCTGGTGGACTTCCAGTTACTGGAGTGCGACAGCACTTAACCTCAAAGCACAGAGATAAGCTTTATGACGTTAACGTTAATCCAATTGCTTCTTTCCCTGCAGAGGGTATTGTAATCTTTGGTCAAAAGACTTTACAACTGACGCAATCTGCGCTTGATAGAATTAATGTTCGAAGATTGCTGATCTTCCTCAAAAAGGAGATTTCGAGAGTTGCTTCAACAACATTATTCGAACAAAATGTGAGAGAAACATGGAACGGTTTTTCTTCTCAGGTTGATGCAATACTGGATGCCGTTAAAATAGATTTCGGTTTAACCGATTATAAATTAGTTTTAGATGAAACTACGACAACTCCAGAATTGGTTGACAGAAATATTATGTATGCTAAAATATTCTTGAAGCCCGCTAGAGCAATTGAATTTATTGCACTTGATTTTATTATCACAAGCTCTGGCGCGTCTTTTGAGGATTAAGCGAGATAAAAAATAAAATTAATACTACTTATTAATGAGTAGTTTTCAAGGAGAAACAAAAAATGGCATTTTGGTCTGCTGGTCCAGAAACTAAACGACAATATAGATGGACGGTTAATATTAATAATATTGCCACTTGGATGGCAAAATCCGTTTCAAAACCAGGATTTACAGTTTCTGAGATTTCTCATAGATTCATCAATCACACTTTCTGGTACCCGGGCCGAGTAGAGTGGGATCAAGTTAGTGTTGTTTTGGTTGATCCGATTAATCCGGATGCCGCGGCCACCGTAATGAGCATTGTTGAATCAGCCGGTTATACACCGCCATACGGAACGCCTGATCAGGCAGCTGGCTATTGGCGAACTATGAGTAAAAGTCGGGCAGTTAGTTCTTTAAATGGAGTGAAGATTTCACAAATTGATCACGATGGATTTCCAATCGAAACATGGGGTCTCAAAAATCCGTGGATTAAAGATGTGAAATTTGGTGAGTTAACCTATGACGGCGATGACATCATGACGGTGGGATTGACGATTCGCTATGACTGGGCTACTTTAGTAACTCATAACAAAGGCGAAAACTTAGACGGCGTGATCCGACAAGAGGGTACATACAATGAAGCAACAAGATTCCCTGCTGGCCACCCCGGCGGACTTTAATTTAAATTTTAAGAGGTAATAATGAGAAATAATGAAGAGCGTTTCAAAGCACATGACGCAGATTCAACCCCGCCACCTTTAGAA